ACTAACATTAATGAAGGAACTATCATTCAACCTGCTATTGTAGAGTACTTCCTGAAAGATGATGCAAAGGATGATCCTTTACTTACATATGATCGTGTAAGATTAATGGGTATTGATCCTGCACCTATGAAGGAAGAAGCACTGGAGATTAATCACCAGTTGCAAGCTTTATTTACCCTTATGGGTATAGACTTAATAGATTTTAAATTGGAGTTTGGTTACGATGCTCACGGCGATTTATTCTTGGGTGATGAATTATCCCCTGACAACATGCGACTCTGGAAAAAGGGTACGCGAGAAAGATTTGATAAGGACTTGTTTAGAAAGGATGAAGGTGATATAGTAGAAGCATACAAGTATATTTTACAAAACCTACGACAGTTCGCATGAACATCTTCGTCACGCATCCTGACCCACACATGTCTGCTATGGTATTACCTGACAAACATGTGGTTAAGATGCCCTTAGAGACGACTCAGATGGTTTCTCTATTGTTTTCTCCGTGGTACTATGATTGGGGTGAAGTCCTTAAAAAAGATGGGACTCCATACGATACTACAAAGGGTGCATTTCGTAATCATCCGTGTACTAAGTGGGCTGCTGAGAGTATGTACAATACTGCATGGTTAATCCAGCATGGTTGTGCATTAGTTTTTGAGTATTGGCATAGGTATGGTAAGGTTCATGCTTGTGCTAAACCTTTGTTTAATGCAAAAATAAAGTTTCATCAGATGGCAGGTGAGGTAATTACTTGTTATTGTATGGTAGAATCATTTACACGAGCAATGCCTAATGAGTTTAAACATAACACAAGCATTGACACTTTTACTGCTTACAAGACTTACCTTGCCAGCAAACCTTGGGTTGCATCTAATTATCTTCGTGACCCATCCAGAAAACCAAATTGGATTTAACTATGGCGATTTACAATGACTGCAAGATCGTTATCGATCTTAATAAATTGGTCAAAGCAAGACCATGTGGAGTAGACCTAGCGGATGAGCATGTAGATAATATTTCAAATGATTTGAGACGGAGAATGACATTTGATTCTCTCTTTGAGCAGGTAGATAGAGCTATCTGGGATTATGCAGAAGAATGTAATATTGATCTCTCAGATTCAGAAGAGTGTCAGTCTTTTGGATTCCAGATTCCTCAGTATGGAGCTACTGTGGGTAATGAACCTGCTGCTACCTTTGAGAAAGAGAAGAAAGCAAGAGAGAAATATTTTAAAGATAATTTTGAGATGGTCGATCTAGATGGTGGGTGTTGGACTATTCAAGTACCTAGGAGAAAAATAAATAACAAAAATGGAGAGGCTTAATGGAAGATAATCCTTTTTGGGGTGAACCTACCCCAACTGATCTGTGGGATGATATGAAGAAATTAGATGCTCTTTATGCAGAACTTGAGTGGGATCATCGAGACTATCTAGAATTTACAATTGAGGGTAATCATATTACTATTCGTAATAAATCTAGGGAGGGTCGTTAATGAGTGACAAACATTATGATGAAGAGGGTAATGAGTTAGATAAACATGGATTTAAAGTTCAAGTTTATCCGGATGGTTTAGGTTCAGTTCGTAAGTCAGTTGAGAATTGTGTGCAAATGTGTGGATTAGATAAGAGAGTAATGGAAAATTTACTCAAAGGAGAATGGTCTGAGGTTATTACTTTAGACTCTAGTGGGAGATCGAGCAAAAAAGTCATTATAGAATACGACATTAACACTAAATAAAATTTTTAATAAACTATGTCCGAACTTCAAAATTTTACGGTTTATTCTCGTGAAGGTTGCCCTTACTGTGTTAAAATTGAAGAGGTATTAAAGCTTGCTGAATTAAGGCATGTTATATATAAACTCGATAGGGACTTTGATCGCCCAAGTTTTTATCAACAGTTTGGTGAAGGTTCTACCTTCCCTCAGGTTGTTTTAAATGGAGATAATCTAGGGGGTTGCACTGATACTGTACAATACCTTAAAGAAAAGAATTTGGTCTAATGAAAGACGACTTTGAAAATGTATATGATATGATAGAACATGCCATTGAGTATGCTTTCGAGGGGAAAATGCAACTCAAGTTCTATGAGTTCTTGAAGTATCGTAAGACAACAAAGACAGAGATTGATGCTTTTCTTCATAGTTCTACTGCTAAGGAACTTGCTGATGAAGTATTAGAACTTAAAGAATATATTAAAGGAGGTCGTGATAGTAATCATCAGCAATTGCGTGAGGCATATGGGCATATTCCCAAACCTCAGGCAAGAAAAATAATGAATTATTTGGGAGGCATTCTTGAAGATGCAGCGAGGTATAGTTATGACCGCAGACCGGGAAGACGAAAAAAAGACTCTAAATAAAGACAAACCTCTGGAAATAAACAGAGGGGTGGAATTGTTGTTACGCAATAGGAGGAAGAAACCGAAGTCTAAAACCTTCCAAGTTAAGTTTTCTTTCTTCAACAGGGAGATCACTTTTTCTTTGGACATTAAGAAAAAATAACTCTCTGGGGGATGCCATGGAAACGACCATAGTAACATTAACTTTGACAACCGTAGTTTCATTTCTTGCATTATTAGTAGGAGGTATGATAGGATGGATGGCAAGACAACATTCTTACGAAACTACACCCCAAATAGTGTATACTCATCCAGAAATGTTTGATGAGAATGGACACCTTGTTCCTGATGAAATTGTAGCAGTTCGATTTGAAAACAATTATGACAACAACACCGAAGAAGAAGACGACGACTAGAAAGAGTAGAACTTTGAAAGCAGGTCTTCCTAAACCTGTACCCGCAGTAGATAGTCTTCCTACTAATCCTTTTGTATTTGAAATATTAGATTTAGTAACTAAGCAGAAATCTAATGCCAAAAAGGTGCAGGTTTTAACCACTTATGAGCATGATGCATTAAAGTCTATTTTAAAATGGAATTTTGATCCTGGTCTTGTAAGTCTGTTACCACCAGGAGAAGTCCCCTATGCCGAGCCAGAGGAGCAAACAGCATATGCTGGTAGTTTATCAGAAAATCTTCGTAGAGAGGCAGCAGGAGGGCAATCAGCGACAGGACAGGACTTAGATGGTAGGGGAAGGACTTCTTTACGCAGAGAGTGGAAGAATCTTTATCATTATATTAAAGGAGGTAATGATACACTTACACAAACTCGTAGAGAAATGATGTTTATTAATCTTCTACGTGGGTTGCATCCTAGAGAAGCAGAAGTTCTTTGTTTAGTCAAAGATAAGGACTTGGAAAGTCAATATAAGATAACTTGGGGTGTGGTTAAGCAAGCCTTTCCAAAGATGACATGGAGTAAGTAATCATGGGAATTAATGTAGGTGGGAAGACGGTTAAGAGAGGAGAAGAAGTGACAGAGAAAAAGCAAGAAGAAGAAAAAAGCAAGATTAATCCTTCTGATTATTCTTGCGAAATTCTTTTAGAGAAAACTACCAAAGAAAAAGCAGATGATAGAAAACTTCCCAGTGATGCTTTTAATGTTACCTATGTGGTAGAAGGGGAGACCCGTTTAGATGTTACTCGGTCAGGTAAAATGGTAAATGTTTTTGATCTTTATTATGATAAATATGGGAAAGGTGCAGTCCAGAGGATTGATTATGGTCATGGTACAGTGAATCCTAGTCAATATGGATATAAACAACCCGAAAAAAAGAAGAGGAGAAAGGGATGAACGAAGATGATATAATTAGAGCTCAGATTCATGAGCTAATACGGGATGAAATACAAGAAGGAATTAATGATTATGTAGATCAGAAAGAAGAATCTGAAAAAAGTGGTCTGGGTTTCGTTGAGAAAGAGGATGAGGATGAATTAAAAGTTAACATATCTAATACAGAAGTAGAGAGATTACTTAAAGAATATAAGAAGATTAAGAAACGTCAGAAGAAATCTAATTTACATCAAGTAAAACAAATGGGATTAGTTGATAAAAATGGCAGACAGCTCAAGCAAGATTGATACACAGGGGATGGGTACTCCCATGACCCCTGAACAATTGGCAGAATGGAAAGCAAAAGGTGGAAAGAATGCGAAGCACAAACCTATGCAGGTTACCCCTCGTAGGTTATTTACTCCTGATTATGTAAAGGAGATGAAGATACTTATCAATGAAGTCTTAGATGAACGTGAGTATAAAAAGAGATTGAAGGGACCATATGATGATGTGAAACCTTTACCATCTTCATACTTTGACACTGATCAATTTAAGTATCGTGTGGATGAAGAAGAACCACCTTATGAGGATTGGAGTCAACCATGAGAATAGGAGTGATGTGTTCCGGAGAAGGAACAAACTTTGAGAACATTGTCCATTCCTGTCCTGACCATGAGGTAGTACTCATGGTATATAATAAAAAGAAATGTGGTGCTCAGAAGAGAGCAGATAGATTGGGTATCAAATCTATTCGTATTGCTAGTAAGGATGAGCATCTTATTATTAAGATCTTTGAGGCTCATCAAGTAGATCTTATTGTAATGGCCGGGTGGATGAGAGTGGTTTCTAAGAAATTCTGTGAAGCATTTGCGGGAAGACTTATTAATCTTCACCCATCTTTATTACCTAAGTATAAGGGGTTACATGCCATTGAACAGGCAATGAAAGCAGGTGAAACTGAGACGGGTGCTACTGTTCATTTTGTAACAGAAGAGCTAGATTCTGGGGCTATAATTAAACAGCAACCCGTTCCTATTCTTCCTGGTGACACGGTGGAGTCATTACAGAGAGCAATTCAACAGGCAGAACATTACCTTCTTCCCTTGGTTATAAATGCATTTTAGAGACACTTACCGACTATGGTTTTGGACTATGTTAAGTACTAAGTACAGGTTAGAACTCACTGATATCTGTTGTAGAATGATAACAGATGATGGTGTACCAGTTTCCTTAGAAGAAAGAATTTGGATGAAAAAGTTATGTGATGCGAATCCTCATGCAAGAGAGTTAGCTTCTGCTTTATTATGTCCTAATACAGTAGGAGAAGACGTTACATATTATGAATAAACTGTATCACATTGATACTAAATGGTATCAACGAATACCAACTTGCATATATAATACAGATATGTTAGCATATCCATACGTTCATCTCTAAACAGGAGACGCAAGTAAGCCGACTCGGAACGGATCGTTCATCCTCTTCGGAGGACGCAAAAGCCGACTGAAGGAACGGGTTTAATCCACCCTACCTTTGGAGAAAGCCAATGGCAAAAGTCACATACCGTGGTGTCGAGTATGACACCGAAGAGTACAACAAGAAAGTACTCGCTGAAGAAGCTCAAAAAAGAAATCACGATTTAATGTATCGTGGTATTCGACACGAACGTAAGTTCGCTTCTAAGAGCTAATCTACTTACTTGGATTAAGTGAAGAAGGGGCTTGACCCCTTCTTTTTTTATGCTTATAATATCTAAATAAAAATAAAGCCATGGATCCTTCCAGAGAAAGACTTAAATTGATTGTAAGAAATCTTAAGTCTTTGGTTGATGCACTAGAATCAGAAGTATATTCTGATGTAGATGCTTACCAAAATTCCAAAGCATTTGCTGGAAAAATTACCGATTATGATGAGGTCTTTGATGACGACGACGGATACGCAGATTAAACTTGTAAGTGTAACCCCAGATGCTGAGAAGACGATGGGGTATGTTGCTCGTGTGAGTAACCCTAATAACCAGGAGAATCCTAAGGTTGCTGGTCTTTTATCTTATTGTATTAAACACGGGCATTGGAGTGTCTTTGAACAGGCACACATGACAGTAGAGATTAATACTACTCGTGGTCTTGCAGCCCAAATATTAAGACATAGATCATTTACATACCAAGAGTTTTCTCAAAGGTATGCGGATGTATCTTATCTTAGGGAGCATATACCTTTACCTGAACTCCGCAGTCAAGATGATAAGAATAGACAGAATAGTATTGATGATGTGGATCCTTCAATCGTTGAGAAGTATAATAAGAAGATGAGAGCACAGTTTGATGCCTCCATCGATCTTTATAAAGAGATGCTTCATGATGGTATAGCAAAAGAATGTGCAAGGTTTGTGCTTCCTCTTGCTACTCCTACCAGATTGTATATGACTGGTTCAGTACGATCTTGGATTCATTATATTGAATTACGTTCAGCCCATGGTACACAAAAAGAACATATGGATCTTGTAGAGAATGTTCGTAAGATCTTCATAGAACAATTTCCTATTGTTGCCCAAGCCCTTGACTGGGTTTCATAAATAATCGTAAACATTATTAGCATATGCCTACATATCCTGTAAAACATAAAGAAACTGGTGAAAAGAAAGAACTCTCTATGTCAATGTTGGCATACGATGAGTGGAGAAAAGAAAATCCTGATTGGGATAAAGATTGGTCAGCGGGGGTTGCTGGCGTTGGAGAAGTGGGAGAAACTTATGATAAGTTGAAGAAAGCCCATCCAGGTTGGAACGATGTGTTGTATAAAGCATCCAAAGTTCCTGGATCTAATGTAAGACCTGTTTAAGTATGCCACGTAAAAAGAAGACTACAGACCCTATTGGGGTTGGAATGACGGCTAAGCAGATGAAGAGAAAGAAACCTATTAATACTGATTTAATGAGAGACATTGAGCCTCTCACTCAGAACCAACAAACTTTGTTTGAATCCTATGCACAGGATAAAAATCTTGTGGCATTTGGGTGTGCTGGTACAGGTAAGACTTTTATTACACTTTACAACGCACTCAAAGAAGTTTTAGATGAAACAACTCCTTACGAAAAAATTTATATTGTTAGGTCTCTCGTTGCTACCCGTGAAATTGGTTTTCTTCCTGGTGATCATGAAGACAAGTCCTCACTTTATCAAATCCCTTACAAACATATGGTGAAATATATGTTTGAGATGCCAACCGAGGCAGATTTCCAAATGCTTTATTCTAATTTGAAAGCACAAGGAACTATTGACTTTTGGAGCACCTCATTCATACGTGGAACAACTTTTGATAGAACAATTGTGATTGTAGATGAATATCAAAACTTAAACTTCCATGAATTGGATAGTATAATGACAAGGATCGGTGAAGATTCTAAGATTATGTTCTGTGGAGATGCTACTCAATCAGATTTAGTAAAACAGAATGAAAGGAATGGGGTAGTAGATTTCATGAGAGTACTTAGGTTAATGCCATCGGTTCATCTAATTGAATTTGGAGTAGAAGATATAGTTCGTTCGGGACTCTGTAAGGAATACATTCTTGCCAAGATGGAATTAAATTTGTAATGAATGAAAGTAATTGATAATTTTTTAGAAGAGAATCAATTTAACCAACTGGAATCTATTATAATGGGGAATGATTTTCCTTGGTACTTCCAGGATCAAATTGTTATCTCTGATGATGGAGGGTACCAATTTATTCATGGTTTCTACCATCTTAATTCTGGGGTTGCTAGTAATTTTTTTGATATTTGGGAGAATATTTTATATAAGTTAGGGATAAAGGAATTATATAGAATTAAAGCCAATCTTAATCACAGAACTTCTTCACATAAGAAATCTACTTGGCATATCGACCTTCCTGGTTTACCCGTAGGGAAGACTGCTATTTTTTATATGAATACTAATAATGGATGGACAAAATTTAAGAAAGATGGTAGAGTAAAGAGTGTAGCAAACAGAATAGTTATTTTTGATTCTAATTTAGAACATGCAGGAGTGACTTGTACTGATGAAAAAAGAAGAGTGGTAGTTAATTTTAATTATGTTCCAGCATTGTAATCATTAGGGAAGTTGGGTTATGATTCATGTTTGTGATAATTTTCTTGAAGATGGTTATGAAGTTAGAAGAATAGCACTTGGACAAAAATATGCGGCAAGTGAACCTAATAATTATCCCGGAAGAAGATCCAGTGAGGTTCCAGAAGGAGTTAAGAATTATATTACTGCTTACGTCAGACACATTACACAAAATTTTTCTTTAGAAATAACACAGTGTTCCTTTCAATCGATAGATAAACGCTTTGATGAGGGGGTATATCATACGGACAGATATACTTATATTATGATCATTTATTTGTCTCTCGATCCTCCCCTAAATTCTGGTACCGAGATATGTGATGGGGATCAGGTTCCCGATTCTATAACTCCGGGGTTGTGTACAAAATTAAAGACATCATTTCTGGCTGACCCTTATAATTTGATAAAGCGTTATAGATATGCTAGAATAAGAAGGAAGTTAAATTCACATTACACACCGATAATAAAAATGTCTAATAAATTTAATAGAAGTATATTATTTCCTACCCATAATTTTCATAGAGCACAGAATTTTTTTGGAAACTCTCTTGCTACTTCTAGATTAACCTTAGTATCCTTTTTAGATTAATGTTTTTTGAACATTGTAATCACTTAGGTGATCTTGAATTAAAAAAGAAAGATACTCCGGGATGTAGACTTTATGAACTTCCTGATGGTCAGTGGGTTCCTTCCATAACATCAGTGACTTCCTTTTACAATCGACAGATTTTTGTTGAGTGGAGAAAGAGAATCGGAGAAGAAAAAGCAAATGCCATTACCCGAAAAGCAACTGCCCGTGGCACAGATTTTCACGAAGCTGCTCAAGCATATTTGGAAAATAGAGATTTGGTGTGGGAGGATTACCTTCCTGCTACTAAGTTTATGTTTCATCATGCTACTCCATATCTGGATAAGATAAATAACATACACGCTATAGAAAGAACTTTATACTCTGAGTACCTAGGTCTTGCTGGTAGAGTTGATTGTATAGCGGAGTATGAAGGAGAGCTAGCAGTCATAGATTTTAAGACATCTGAAAAGATTAAACCTGAGAAATGGTTGGAAAATTATTTCGTTCAGGAGACCTTCTATGCTGCTGCTTATTATGAACTAACTGAGATCCCTGTTAAGAAATTAATCACTATCATGGTAACTCCTGGTGGTGAAGTAAAAGTATTTGACAAAAGGAATAAAGGGGATTATATTAAATTATTAGTGAGGTATATTAAAGAATTTGTATCTAACAATATTAGGACAGAGAATGCCGAAGAATGAATTAGAAAAAGTAATGGAGAGCAAGTTCTTTTGTTCTACTCGTTTTGCTGAGGAAATTGAGACTCTTGTTTTAAATAACGCCGACATGAATTATATTGATGCTATTGTATTTTTTTGTGATCAGAATAATATTGATGTCGAATCTGTACCTAAACTTATATCTAAACCATTAAAAGAAAAGATAAAGTATGATGCACAGCAGTTAAACTTTATGAAGAAGACTTCCCGTGCGAAATTGCCGATTTAATTCCAAAAAAGTCGAAAAAAAATCCCCGTAATTTTTTACCCTTATTACTTTTTAGCATGAATGATATCCTCCATATGTATAAGTTACTTCCAGGTTCTTCCTGTCCTGTAATGGTAACTAAGATTCCCAAACAGATTCAGAAGGAATTGGATGTATGGGTAAAAGAAAGTAAGAAGTTTAAGAACAGTCCATTAGCAGCACTGAAAGCCCATGAAAATGTAGGGTATCTTTCTATTGATGGTAAGAAACATAATTCATATCAGTGTTCTATCTCTCCTAGTTTAGTTGATAGTTCTTTCTGGTTAGCATGGGTATTGAGATTGGCGGCACAGTATTGGGGAAGAGAAAAGGGGAATAGATCATTTAAGTTGAGGAAATGGGACGGACATTTTGATGGGTATGATATCTGGACTAACTTTGCATATAAAGGAGATGATAATCCCCAACATAATCATGCAGGATTTCTTTCAGGTGTGATATACTATAAGAATCATAATCATCCTACTATATTTGATCAGTATGATTGTGCTTATGAAGGATTAGATGGAACGATGGTAATGTTTCCTAGTTCAGTTTTACATCATGTAGAACCCCAGACCGTTAATAAAGAAAGAATTACTTTGGCATTTAATATTGTAGAGACAAATGGTTGATTATGTCAAAGAAATAACCTATGTTACTACGGAGATCCATCCTTATTATGAATCTATAAACAAAAAGCTAATAGAAGAGTTTAAAGATCTGGAATTTACAACAGAGATTTATAATCGAAGTGGAAAAAAAACTAATGTAAGAGCACTTCAAACTTATAATAATATTGAGACTCCTACTCTTAATTTAATTAAAGAATGGGTTATTAATTTGATTGGGGGTTATGCTGGATATAATTATAAAGTATGTCACTGTTGGGGAGCAAAGTATGATAAAGGAGATTATACTCTATCGCATGATCATTTTGGGTGTGCTTTTGCTTTTGTTTATTTTGTTAGATCTCCCAAGGGATCTTCTCCTTTAGTGTTTACAACTAGTCGTAAAAGAATTAAACCAATCGAGGGGAAGCTAGTATTATTTCATGGTAATTTGCTTCATCATGTGCCAAAAAATAAATGTGATGGTAGAATAGTGGTGGCAGGTAATGTTTTATCTTTTTTATAATGATGCCAGCTGATGCTTACCGTTGTTATTTGGCTCTAAAGAACCACTTTACTAAAGATCATTATGATTATCATA